GGGGTGAGGATGACAAACCTTTAAAAATATACAGTAAGCCATTGACGTTAGCTGAAACTTCTAAGCTCTATAAAATGAGTCAGGAAGATGATCTTACGATGATGGCTTATGTTCTTATTTACAAAGCACTAGATGAAAATGGAGATAAACTTTTTGATTTAGCAGATAAAAATGCTTTATTGAACAATGTTGATAGAGAGATATTAGTAAGCGTAGCCCAACAAATTATGGGACAAGAACCTATTGAGGACACGAAAAAAAACTAATAAAGGACACTAATTTATATGTGCAATACGCACTAGCTGAAAAACTTGGTAAAACCTTACAAGAGATTCAACAAATTAGCGTCCAAGAATATCAAGGATGGATAGCTTACTTAGAGTTAGCTGAAGAGAAAAGAAACAATGGCAAATAAAAAAGTAAAGTTTGAATTAACAGCAGTAGATAAGACTAAAGCAGCTTTTGATAAAGTTACTAAAGGATTAAAAACTGTTGGTGGAGCTGCTGCTGGTGTTACTAAAGGTGTAGCTGGTATTGGTATTGCTGCTGGTGCTACTGCAACTGCTTTAGCATTAATGGTAGATAAATCTTTTCAAGCTGTAGATGCTATTGGAAAAACAGCAACTCAAACAGGTATAGCTACTGATACATTACAAGCATTTCATTTAGCTGCAAGAGAATCAGGTACTACTATAGAAGGTGCTAATACAGCATTAATCAAATTTGCTAGAAGTATTGGTGATGCTGAAAGGGGTTTAAAAACTCAGGCTGATATATTTAAAAATATTGGTGTTGAGTTAAGAACTACTGATGGTCGTATGCGATCATTTGATGCAATTTTAGAAGATACCGCAAAAGGTATTATGGAACTTGGATCACAATCTGAACGTGCTTCAGCATTAGCTAATTTATTTGGTAGACAAGGTGTAATCTTAACTGGTGCTATAACTGATTTATCAGAAAATGGCATTAAGAAATTTATAGATAGAGCAAAAGAATTAGGTATTGTTCTAAGTGAAAAAGTAATTAGAAGAACTGAAGAATTTAATGATGCTGTTGGTGTTATCAAGATGCAGATTGGTTCTTTTGTTAATAATATTACAACTTCTTTTTTACCTGTATTTGAAAAAATGCGAGAAAGCATAGCTAAGTTTATACAAGATAGTATTGATGAAGCAGGTGGCATGGATGCATTAGGAGTAAAAATTGCAAATACAGTTATAGAATTTGCTGCAACAGCAATTGAAAATTTTGGAGTATTTAGAGATCAGTTTGCTCAAATGATAAATGATGCAGAATTGAAGTTAAAAGAATTACAAATAGCTTTTGCAAAATTTAATATTAATTTACTGCAAATGAATCCTTTTAAGGATTTTTCTAATGAAATAGCAGCATTACAAGAAGGTATATTTATAGCTGGTGAAGAAATTAGAGTTATAGGAATGAGAACTACTAATTTTGGAGAAGAAGCAGAAAAAACAGCAAATAAAGTTAGAGGATATAAATTAAATGTAGATGAATTAAGAGATTCTAATAAAGGACTTAATGATGGATTGGGTGAGCTTACAAATTCATTTACAAATATAGCTTCACCATTACAAGTATTTATAGATAGTTTAGGTAAAGAAGGTTTAGCAAAAACAATAGAACAAACAACTGTTGGAGCTATGAAAAAATTTGAAGATTCTATAGTAGATTCTTTAAAAGCTGGAAGATTAGAATTTAAAAACTTTGCTGATTATGTAGTAGAGCAATTATTACGAATTGCTATACAGCAAATGATATTAAAGCCTATTACTGGTAAATTTGAATCATTTTTTGAAGGTTTTGGAGATTTCTTTAAATCTAGCAACGAAGGTGGTGGTTATACAGGATCAGGTGCAAGAGCAGGCGGTATAGATGGTAGAGGTGGATTCCCAGCCATATTACATCCTAATGAAACTGTTATTGACCATACTAAAGGGCAGAGCATGGGTGCTACAGTAAACTTCAATATATCAACAGTAGATGCTGCTGGATTTGATCAGTTGCTAGCATCAAGAAAAGGATTGATAACATCAATCATAAACAATGCCATGAATAATCAAGGCAAGATGGGAGTCGTATAATGTCAGGACAATTTCCAACATCTCCTAATTTTAGAAGTTTAAATTTTAAAGATAATAGACCTACTTTAATAAATCAGACTTTATCAGGTAGAAAACAGGTCAGACAAATAGGTAGTCAATATTTTTCTTTTACAGTACAAATGCCACCTTTACAACAAGAAAAGGCTCAAGAAGTATTTGCATTTTTACAAAAACAAAAAGGTTCTTTTGAGGACTTTACTATAGTTGCACCATTAGACAATTTAGGTGCTGGAAAAGCAGAAACAGATATACAAGTAGTTGGATCACATACATCAGGAGATGCAACTATAGTTTTAGATGGATTCTCAGCAAGTCAAACAGGTGCATTAAAAGCAGGTGATATAATTAAATTTGCAAATCATAGTAAAGTTTACATGGTTCAATCAGATATTGATTCTGATAGTGGTGGTGCATTAACTGTTCTTATAGCACCTAACCTAGTAGCATCTCTAGCAGATAATGAAGCTGTTACTGTAAATAAACCTAGTTTTACTGTTTATCTTGAAAACAATGAAATTATGTATTCAACAGATGCTAGTGGTTTTTATAGTATTTCATTTGATGTTAGAGAGGTTATAACCTAATGCCTAGAAGTCTATCATCTGCTTTACAAACTCAAGTATCATCAACAGCAACTAAGACAGCTTTCTTAGTTGAACTTAATTTATCATCTACTATCAGACTAACTAATTGGTATTCTAATGTCACTTATGATTCAAATACTTATGAAGCTGGTGGTTCTTTTTTAGCAGTTGATTCCACTACTGAAACAGGACAATTACAAGTTGATGAAATAAATATAGCATTTTCAAATGTTACAGACCAAGTTAGGTCGTTAGTTCAAGATGGTGCATTTACAGATAAAACAATAGAAATATATCTAGCTTATTTCAATTCAGATGAAACTATTGTAGGTGCAATAAACTTTTTTACAGGTCAAATAAGAAATGTATCAATAAATGAAGATAACAATAGTTCTAATATAAATATGATTGTAGCTTCGCATTGGTCTAATTGGAATCTCACAAAAGGAAGACATTTTTCTGATGAATCGCAACAAACATTTAGCTCAGGAGATAAGGGATTTGAATTTGCAACTCAAGTTAAATCAGATGTAAGGTGGGGTATGTAAATGGGGCAATTTTTTGCAGCAATAGGTCAAGCAATATGGACTTTTATAACAAGTGAAGGTTTCAAAATAGCTTTAAGAGTTATTACTCTTGGAGTTGGTGTTAAAGGATATAGGCAAGCTCAAGATATGCTTGCAAAATCTCAAAATATATTAGCTAACAAGACTGCTGCTGGTGGCAAAATGCCTGTTGTTTATGGAACAAGAAGAGTTGGCGCTCAAGTTGTTTATATGGATGTCTCTAATAATGACTCAAGACATTTATTTGTAGTTTATGCTTTATCAGTAGGTGAATGTGACGAGATTCTTTACAGAACAATTGAGCTAGATGGTAATCCTTTAACTGATTCTAAAAGATTTAAGTATGGTTGTTATGTTGGCTCAGATAGAAATAATCAAACTGGTTATAGCAGTCATAGACCTTTAAATACAGTTTCGCAAGTAGGATCTACTATAAGTGCTGGTGCTGGTCAATTTGGTACTAATCAAAATGCAAGATATAGAATTACTTTAAACCTTCATCATGGAACATCATCGCAAACTGCTGATCCTATGCTTGTTGCATCTATGCCTAATTGGACTTCATCGCATAGACTAGATGGTGTTTGTTATATAGCAGCACATTATAAGTACGATAAAGAGGGAATGTTTAGAGGAATACCTCAATTAACAGTACAAGTTAAAGGTAAAAGAATCTTTGATCCAAGAGATGCTAATCAACAATTTGGTACTCCAACGACTTACAAACATTCTGATAATCCAGCTTTAGTTTTTTTAAATTACATTACTGACAATGAAGTAGGTAAAGGTTTAACTGAATCACAAATCAATATGTCAACATTTAGCTCTGCTGCTAATGTTTGTGATACTTTAGTTGATCAGCCATATTTTAATGGATCAGCACAATCTTTAACTTGGTCTGCTAATAGTGGAGATGATTTTTTTACTATTACAGGAACAAATGCTAATGACGATTGGTGGCAAAATAAAATAGGTGAGGTTTTAGATTTATTTGATGCTAATGGTAATGGTGTATTAGATGAAGTAGAAATTAAAGAGATACAAAGAACTCAATACTTTGATACAACTCAAGAATTTATTGTTTTTATAAATGCATATTTTAGTAGCAGTTATTCTTCGCAAAATGGCACTTCATTATTAAAAGTTAAACGATTTACTTGTAATGGTTATTTAGATTCAAATAGAAATGTAATGGAAAATGCAAAAGAACTTCTAAGTAATATGAGAGGTATTTTTCTTTATATTGATGGTAAATACGAATTACAAATAGAAGATACAGGCACTTCATCATTTAGCATTACTGATGATCATATTATTGATGATTCAGGTATTTCAGTAGACTATGGTAATAAGGATAAAAAAGCAAATAAAGTAATAATTGAATTTTTTAATGGAAATAAAAAATACGAACTAGATACAGCTACAGTTTTACATGATGCTAGTCCTGAATATTACTCAGATGATAATGATGAAATATTAGAAATTAAAGCTGAGTTTCCTTATGTAACTGATCCATATATTGCTTATAACATGGGTAAAGCAATATTAACTAGAAGCAGAAATCAAACTACTATGCAATTCTTAGGAACTCCTGAAATGTATAAATTAAATGTAGGAGATATAGTAGATTTAACTTATGCAGGTTTAGGATTCTCAGGTAAAGTTTGTAGAGTTGAAGCATTAGAGTTACAACCTAATGGTTTAGTTGCAGTTAGCTTAATAGAATACTTTGATGTTTATACATGGGAAGTTCCACCTCAAGAACCAGTAGAAGAATTAGCTAACTTACCTTCTGCTTATGCAGTTAAAGCTCCAACAAGTTTAGCATTTACTGATACTGATTCTAGTTCTACAAGTAGACCTATTTTAAGTTGGGATGAGCCTACTGATTATCCTGATTATGAATATAGAGTTAATGTTGTAGATAGTTCAGGCAATCAGTTAATTAATAGAATTGTAAATACTACATTTGCTGAACTTAACTTTATTCCTAAAGGTAATAACTACGTTGCAAATGTTACTTCAATTAATGTGCTGGGATCAGAATCAGATGCCGCTACTTTAACTTTTAGTGTAAGCGATGAGCCTGTTGGTACAAATGATTTACAAGGCAACTCAGTAACATTAACTAAAATTGGTAGTGATGTGCAATCTGCAATTAATGCTGGTGGAACTAACTCAACACAATTAATTAAATCTACTTCAGCACCATCAACTAGAACTGATGGTTCAGCATTACAATCGCAAGATTTATGGGCTGATACTGATGATAATAATCAAATTTATGTGAGAAACTCTGCTAATAATGGCTGGGAAAAAGCGAGAGATGCATCATTAGTAACTTTATATAGTTCGTTAAATTCAACTGTATCAACTAACAGCACAAATATTGCTACAGCACAAAGCGATATACTTACACTTACAAATGATACTTCAGCTAATGCAAGCTCAATAACCAGCTTAACATCTTCTGTAAATAGTAATGCAGCAGCTATTACAAGCGAAGCAAGTACAAGAGCAAGTGCTGATAGTGCTTTAGCTTCAGATATAACGTCCTTAACTTCTACAGTAAATGGCAACACAGCATCTATAACAACTAATGCAACTGCAATAACTGACATAAATAACAATGCAGCAGCATCATACGTTTTACAAGTAAATGCAAATGGCAAAGTTGCTCAAATGGTTCTTGAAAGTAATGCAGACTCAGGAACAGGAGCAACAAGTACAATAGCTTTCTTAGCTGATACTTTTAAAATTGATAATGATGCTGGCTCTAGTATAAGTCCTTTTGTAGTAAGCGGTGGTTCTGTACTTATTGATAATGCAACAATAAGTAATCTTTCAGCCGATCAAATACGAATTGATGATGTAACACTTGACACCGATGGAAATGGTAATTTAATTATTAAATCAGGTGGAGTAGGTACAATACAACTTGGCGATAATGCTGTTACAAATGATAAAATTTTAGCAAATACTATTACAGCAACTAGAATTAATGTTACTGATTTAGCTTTAGAATTTAGTGCTGATACAGTCTCAGGTGCTAATGTAGGTTCTTGGAATAATAATGTAATGCGATTAAAAAGTGTTGCAGACATAGGAACTGAATCAGGTGTTTATCATATTTATTGCAGAGTTTTTGGTGGTAATGCTCAAGTTAAAACTTTATCTATAGTTGCAGGTGATGGAACTTTTGGTGCTGGTTCTTCGTATGAATTAAGAAATGACTTTACATATAGTGATGCATCACTTGCTACTAATCTTCCAATTGCTGATCAAGGATATGCTCAATACAATTCAGGTGCATCTCAATATTGGTCAGGCGTAGACAGATTTAATCAAACATATCACATGGTGCAAAAAGATTTCATGGTGAGAAAAGTTAGCAATACCAGTAGAACTTTACGTTTATATATACTTGCTCAAGGCGATCAAAATAATGCTCAACTATCAAATGTTCAATATGGTTTTTATAAATTCTCGGAGATTTAATGGCGGTACATAATTTTAATTACAGTTATGAGTATGTTGGTTGCAAAACTATACCATTAAGCATGGATGATGATACGCAAATAGTAAAACACATAACTATAAAAGTTACAGCAATAGATCAAGCCGATAGTAGTAAAACAGCATCTACTGATATGGAAGTTTCTTTAGATGGTATTTATTCATATAAATTTGATGGATTGCCTGATAATTTTATACAGGTAGAAGATTTAACTAATCAAAAAATCATTGATTGGTATAAAGCAAAAACACAAATAGTAGATTTAGATATACATTTTACTGTTGTTATTTATGGAAGAGAAGAAATTGATCCACCAATAAATGAAGAATAATTTAATGAAAAGAATTTATAAATATCAAACATAGGTATAAAATTAATAAAATAGGATTTTAATATGGCACAACACGATTATAACATAGCAAACCAGTCAGGAGCAGACTTTAGAGCAGATTTGAATAATGCTCTTTCTGCTATTGTAACTGTTAATAGCGGAGCTACTGAGCCATCTACTACATTTGCACATCAGTTATGGGTAGATACAGCTAACAATGTTTTAAAGGTAAGAAATGCTGCAAATGATGCATGGATCACAACAGGTGTTAGTATTACTGCATCTAATACCTTTACAGGAAATATAACAGGAAATGTTGTTGGAGATGTTACTGGCGATGTAACAGGAAATGCAGATACAGCTACAACTCTTGCTACTGCAAGAACAATTAATGGAACATCATTTGATGGTAGTGCCAACATATCATTTGATACTGATTCTGTTAGTGAAGGATCATCAAATTTATATTTCACTAATGAAAGAGTAGATGATCAAGTAAATACATTATTACAAGCTGGTACAGGCATACAACTTACATACGATGATACTGCTGGTACTTTAACAATAGCTAATACAAACGATGCTGATATAACTGAAGTAGTTGCAGGAGATGGATTGACTGGTGGTGGCTCTAGTGGCTCTGTTTCTTTAAGCGTATCAGTTGATGATTCTTCTATAGAAATAAATAGTGACTCATTAAGAGTAAAAGCACTAGGTATAACTAATGCTATGCTTGCTGGTTCTATTGCTAATACAAAACTATCTAATTCCAGCGTAACAATAAATTCTAATGCATTATCTTTAGGCGGTACTTTAACCTTAGATACTGATGATATTGGAGAAGGTTCAACTAATCTTTACTATACAGATGCAAGAGCTAATTCTGCTTTTGATACAAGATTAGCAACAAAAGATACTGATGATTTAAGCGAAGGTACAAGCAATCTTTATTACACTCAAGCACGTTTTGATTCTGCATTTACAGGAAAATCAACAAGCGATTTATCAGAAGGAACTAATCTTTATTATACTGATGCTAGAGCAAGAGCTTCTATAAGCGAAGATTCAACACAATTATCTTATAACTCAACAACAGGTGTTTTATCTTTTACGCAAGGCGATACTGATACAGTTAGTGAAGGTTCAAGCAATCTTTTCTTCACAAATGCAAGAGCAAGAAGTGCAATATCTGCAAGCGGAGATATTTCTTATAATAGTTCAACAGGTGTTATAAGTTTTACACAATCTACTGCTCCTGTAACAAGTGTGAATACACAAACTGGTGCTGTTGTACTAGATACAGATGATGTATCTGAGGGTTCAACTAATCTTTACTATACAGATACAAGAGCTAATTCAGCTATAGATACAAGAGTTACTAAATCTTTTGTTGATGCATTAAATGTTCAAGCTGCAAGTGTCGATGCTAATTCAGTAACACTTGGAACTGATACTACAGGTAATTATGTGCAAACAATTACTGGAACTGCTAATAAGATTTCAGTATCAGGAAGTGGTAGTGAGTCTGCAGATATAACACTATCGCTACCTGATGATGTTCAAATTGCATCAGATTTAACAGTAGCAGGCAATCTAACAGTTAATGGAACTCTTACATCTCTTGATACTACCAACTTAGATATAGAAGATAACTTATTCCAGCTTAATGCAGGATTAACAGGTAGTCCTGTAAATGATTCAGGTATGCTTATTAATAGAGGTAGCTCTGATAATGGCATCTTTATGTGGGATGAATCTGCTGATAAATTTACACTAGGATTAACAACAGCAGATGGAAGTGCTACAGGTAACATAACATTAAGCTCGCTAGGAACTTTAGTAGCTAATTTAGAAGGAGCAGTTACAGGTAATGTAACAGGTACAGTTTCAAGCATAAGCAATCATTCAACATCAGACTTATCAGAAGGAACTAATCTTTACTATACAGATGCAAGATTTGATACAAGACTTGGAACAAAAGATACTGATGATGTATCTGAAGGATCAAGCAATCTTTACTATACAACAGCAAGATTTAATTCTGCTTTTAGTGGTAAGTCTACAAGTGATTTATCAGAAGGTAGTAATTTATATTATACAAGTGCAAGAGCTAATTCTGATTTTGATACGAGAATTGCAACAAAAGATACAGGCGATTTAGCTGAGGGTTCTAACCTTTATTATACTGATGCTAGAGCCGATGCTCGAGTTAATTTACAAACAGGTTCTAATTTAAATTTAAGCTCTAAATCTACATCAGATTTATCAGAAGGTACTAACCTTTATTATACTGATGCAAGGTTTGATACACGATTAGGTACTAAAGATACAGATGATTTATCAGAAGGCACAACAAACCTTTATTACACTAATGCAAGAGCTAATAGTGCTATTGATGCAAGGGTAACAAAAACATTTGTAGATAATTTAGGTGTTGTAGCATCTGCTGCTGATGCTTTATCTACAGCACGAACAATTAATGGTGTAAGTTTTGATGGTAGTGCGAATATTACAACTCTTACAGCAGGTACAGGTGTTAGTGTATCAGGAACGCAAGTTTCTATTGGTCAAGCAGTTGGTAGTTCTGATAGTCCTACATTTAGTAATTTAACTTTAAATGGTACTGATTCAATCAAAGTTCCAGTAGGTACTACTGCTCAAAGAAATGGAAGTCCTACTGCTGGTATGTTTAGATATAATTCTACAACTGGTGAGTTTGAAGGCTATACGACTGAATGGGGTGCAATAGCTGGTGGCGGTGGTAATGGCTCTTATACAACAGATATATTTACAGCTACTTCAGGACAAACAGCATTTACACTTTCAGCAAGTGTCAGCAATGAAAACAATTTAATAGTATTTGTAGATGGTGTATTCCAAGCACAAAACACATATTCAGTATCAGGAACAACTCTTACTTTTGCAACAGGCATAGTCGTAGATAGAGTTGTTACTGTATATCATGTAGAGCCTATATCTATAGGCACTCCTTCAGATGGAACTGTAACTTCAGCTAAATTAAGTGGAGCATTAACAACGCCAAGTGATTTAACTGTAACAGGAGATTTAACAGTTGATTCAACTACTTTAGTTGTTGATGCTACAAATAATAGAGTTGGAATTGGGCAAGCTACACCTTCAGCTAAAATTCATGCAACGATTGAGGGTAGTGTACCTACAATATCATCAAATACAGTAGCAGTATTTAACAGAAGCGGTGGTTTAAGCCATGAAGCCTATGTATCTATTATTGGTGGTTCATCAGGTTCATCTGCATTACATTTTGGAGATACTGCTGATGAAGATGTAGGAAGAATAGAATATAGACATGATAGCAATTACATGGCTTTTCATGCTAACGCAGTAGAAAGACTCAGAATTGATGCTTCAGGCAACTTGTTGGTGGGTAAGACTTCTTTTGGTTCTGTTACTGGCACGGGTGGTCAAATAGGTCAGGGCGGTGTTGCTATTTTTACTTCGTCAGGCGATGCTCCGCTTTATCTTAACCGCACAACAAACAATGGTAAAATCATTGATTTTTATAAAGACGGCTCAACAGTTGGAAGTATTTCTACTTTTGATGGCGAAGTAAGTTTTGGAAGAAGTAGCGTAGGTATAATGCCAGTTGGTTCAGGCTCTTTTCCAAGAGTTATTCCTACTGACCACGATTCAAATGTTATTCGTGATGCAGCAATAGATTTAGGATATAGCAACGCTAGATTCAAAGACCTTTACCTTTCAGGCGGTGCTTATCTAGGCGGTACAGGTTCAGCAAACCATCTTGACGATTATGAAGAAGGTACTTGGACTCCAAGTATTACTTTTGGCGGTTCTTCAACAGGCATAACTCATAATGTACAAAATGGTAAGTATATAAAAATAGGTAAACTTGTGTATGTTTCGTGTCATTGTAGTTTAAGTAGTAAAGGAACTGCTAGTGGGGTTGCTGATATAAATGGATTGCCTTTTACTGTTGATGTTCAATCATTTGGAGCATTTAATCCGATAGGTGATAGACAAGGATTAAGTACATCAGGAGTCCCAGTAAATGCTTATCTATCTTCAGGTGCAAATTATATACGTTTATACAAAAATGGTTTTACTGGCGGTGGTAACAGTACAGTTACTAATACGCATTTTACAAATACAACAGATATAGATATTAACCTTGTTTATTATGGAGCATAAAAATAACTAATATACCTAGTGGATTCTAGGTACAGACATAGGAGAAAAAAAATGGCAATAACAAAAGAACTAATAGAAGATAAAATAGAAATTATAGGCGACTACAAAACTATACAAGTAAGAACAGCAACAGTCATAAAAGAAGATGGTGAAGAGCTATCAAGGTCTTTTCATAGGCATTCATTAGAATGTGTAAGCTCTTTACAAGATGAAGATGGAAGCTGGACTCATACAGATACAGATGTTTCTGAAGAATCTACAGACGTTCAAGGTATAGCTGCAACAGTTTGGACTGATCAGGTCAAAGAAGCTAAAAAAACAGCTAACGAAAATTCAGGAGTTTAATAATGGCAAATACAAAAGTCCCAGTAGAATTATCAAGCACTCCTAGTATTGTAGATAATGGTAATGCTACTGCTATAACTATTGATAGTAGTGAAAATGTTGGAATTGGAACTAGTCCTAATGCTAATTTACACATAGGCGATGCAAGTGCTACAGGCGATGCAACAAATCCAGCTTTACAAATAGGTGGTGCTTCTACTTATAGATTAGGTATGTATACATCTACTGAAGGTGCTGTTATTGAAAACAAGAATGGTGATGATGGTTTACAGTTTAGAGTAAAAACTGCTGGTGAAGCCATGAGAATAGATGGTGGTACAGGTTATGTTGGAATTCAAACGAGTAGTCCTTCAGAAGCACTTACTGTAGCAGGTCATGTAGACTTAATAAATACAGCTATAAATCTTAATTTTATGGAAACTGGTGTAACAGACAGCAATCATAGAATAAGACAAAATGCTGGTAATTTATATTTTCAAAAGTTAAGTGATGATAAAGGAACTGCTACAGATAGAATTGTTTTAGATGGTGGTACAGGTTATGTTGGAATTGGAACGAGTAGTCCTGCAAAAGAATTAGATGTTGCTGGAACAATAAAAGCAACTGGTGCAGATAATGCTAATACTATGGAAGTCTTTGGTGGCACAACAACTAATCAGTCTTTTGGTTTATTAGTTGATGCTGGTACTAGTGCTGTTGATTATGCTGCTAGATTTAGAAAATCTGATAACACTATAATCATGGAAGTTAGTGGTGATGGCAATGTTGGAATTGGTACGAGTAGTCCTTCTACAGGTTTGCATGTAGTTACTGCTGGTGGTACAACGCCTTTTAGAGTTCAAGGTGGTGCTAATGCAGGTGTAAATATAATGGAAGTTGGTTATGCTGGTGGTGGTGCTGGTGCTAACTTCATTATAGATGACAATGGTAGTTGTGGAATTGGAACGAGTAGTCCTACTGCAAAATTAGATGTTAATTTAACAGGTGCAGGTGATGCAGTAAAAATCACAGGTAATAGTATTACAGATTTTGATTTTGTAGGTAATCCACCTGAATTTAATTTAGAAGATACTGGTTCAACATCAGGAGCAAAAAGAGCAAGAATCACACTTGATGCATCGCTATTAAAAATACAAGGTTTATCAGACGATGATAGTTCTTTAACACATAATTTGATTATTGGTGATTTAAGTAATGGAAACATTGGAATTGGAACGACTGCACCTGACCATGATTTACACATAGAAACTACAAACCCAACTCTTATTCTTGCACAAAGTGGTAGTTTAAATAATGCAAATTCAGGAAGAATACTTTTTGCTGAAAGTCCTTCTTACACTACTAACAATTCGCATTTTGAAATTAAATATGATGGAGCAGAGAATCACTTATATTTTGGCTCACCTATAGATGGCTCAACAGATTTATTTGTTGTTGGTAGAGATGGTAATGCTGGAATTGGTACGAGCAATCCTTTAAACACAGCACATATTTATGGCACAGGTCAAACTACAGCTAATTTAGCTGATAGTGGTAATCAAGGAGGAATGTTAAGAATAACAGATGCAAATACTGCTGCTGGTGCTGGTGGTGCTATTTTATTTGCTAATTACCATGCAGACGATGAACCTTCAATGGGTTTTGCAGCTATTAAAGGTTTACTTAATAATGGTTCTACAAGGACACAAGGTAGTTTAGCTTTTTCTACAAGAAACGCTATAAATAGTTCAGCATTAACTGAGAGAATGAGGATATGGTATAACGGCAACATAGGAATTAAAACTACTTCTCTTCCTAATGCAACATTACAAGTTAATGGTTCTTTATCAAAAAGTTCAGGCTCATTTACAATTGACCACCCACTAGAATCTAAAAAAGATACTCACAATTTAGTACACTCATTTGTAGAAGCACCACAAGCAGATAACATTTATAGAGGTGTTGTATCACTTGTTGATGGAAGTGCAACTATTAATTTAGATACTGAAGCAGGTATGACTGAAGGAACTTTTATATTACTAAATACAAACACTTCATGTTTTACCTCAAATGAATCAGATTGGGATGCTGTAAAAGGTAGCGTATCAGGAAATATATTAACTATATCCTGTCAAAACACTACATCAACTGCAACTGTATCTTGGTTAGTTATTGGAGAAAGGCATGACCAGCACATGATAGATACTGAATGGACTGATGAAAATGGTAAGGTGATAGTAGAGCCTTTAAAAATAGTAGAGCCTTTAGAAGAAGAAACAATTATTGAGGAATAACATTATTTTAAAATTAGTATATAATAAATTTATAATTAACAAACCCAAAAAGGTATTTATATATGGAAAACACTAAAACTAAAAAACCTGAAGAACCAGTAGTAATTACTTGGCATGGTACTGAGTATAGAGCTTCTGATCTCAATGAAGAACAAATGGCTATAGCTGCTAAATTAAATGTAGCTGGTAGAAAATTAGCTAGACTTCAAGAAGCGTATGATGATTATGTTATAACAAACGAATACAAAAATCTTTGTATTGAGTCGTTTGACAGAGCAATTAACGCTGAAGAAGAAGCAGAAGTGGTAGAGGAAAACTAATGCCTTCTCGCAAGACTGCAAATGATGTTCACTCAGACTTGCGAGTTCACGAAAAAATGTGTGAAGAACGCTGGAAAACCATCTATAAAAAAACTGATGAATTACAACTATCAGTCAATAGTTTAAAAGGATGGTTACTAGCTGGATTAACGACAATACTTATTAGTATGTTTATGTTAGTCCTAAGAGGGTTACTCTAAAAACAATTTATGAGCATTATAAAAATAGCTGAAGTAGCAAATAATGTCTTGGATAAATTCGTCCAAGATAAGGATTTAAAAGAACAATTATCGCATGACTTACAAAAAGAACTTATATCACTTGATAAAGCACAAATTAGTCTCAACGCTGAAGAAGCGAAAAACGGGAACTGGTTTGTACAATCATGGCGACCATTCATTGGATATACTTGCGGTTTTGCTTTGTGCGTACACTACATTGTATTGCCTACAGCAACTTGGATAGCAGTTGTAAGCGGTGTTAATCTACAGCTAGAACATCTACAGTTTGATTTCTCACAACTTACTACAATTCTTTTATCACTTTTAGGAATGTCATCACTAAGGACATTTGAGAAGGTCAAGGGTGTTCACACCAAATAAAATGCTTAAAGAAGCAAAACAAATGCTCATTAAACATGAGGGCATAAGAGTACACCCTTATAAATGCAGCGAAGATAAATTAACTATAGGAATAGGTAGAAACCTAGAAGCAAATGGTATTAGTGAAGAAGAAGCTATGTATTTGCTTGATAACGATATAGATAGAGTTATAAACAATTTAGATAAGATATTTCCAGCATGGAAGGTTATGCCAAGTAAAGCACGATTAGTTTGTATAGATATGTGCTTTCAAATGGGGATTACTGGATTTATGAACTTTAGAAGAACAAGAGCATTGATGGAGATGGGAGCTTGGTTAGAAGCAAGTGAAGAATTGCTTAGAAGCAAGTATGCAGTACAAACCCCAAATAGAGCAGCTTACAATTCAAGGCAACTAGCCTTATGTCAAAATGCCAAGAAAAACATCAGACCAACATCAAGCTAATTCAAGACTTGGTGCATTAGGCGAATCATTAACGCAAACATTCTTACTTGAATACGCTGACTTTTGTTATCCAACGCAAGAGAAACACCCAGCAGACTTAATGGTTGAATTTGGTAATGCTAAATATACAGTTCAGGTAAAGAGCAGAAGGGCAACTAAAGAAATGAAGTTTGTCTTTGCTGCTGAGAACTCACGATCAATGTCTGAAACCTATAAACAATACAATTGCGACATTCTCGCCTTTGTTTTCTTTTATGATCAACATAAAAGGATCATGTTTAAACCTAACACTACCTCACAAAACTATTTTACTTTTGATAAAAAGATTATTACTGATTCTATGGAATTAGATTCACTTCAAGAAACTCTCAACACTTTAAGCTCAGTTCCAGTACTAAATCCCCTTTCAAATTAATTTATAAATATCATACTCA